TCTTGACTTCTTTGCTGTTGCTGGTGCTCCTGGTGTCTATAACAAGGCAACTGGATCTGGTTTCGGTATTCAGTATGCACAACCTGGTAAGAAAGGTGGTATCGTTGCCAACCTGAACTATGTTGCTCAGAACGGAAATGATTCCACCAAGGGTGAATTTGATGCTACTGGTGCTCTGAATACTCTGGTTCAACTCGGTTATCGTGCTCCTCAGTGGGGTGTTGCTTTCGGTTATCGTAATGGTACTGAAGGAACCCGTGTTCGTACCTTCAACGGTATTGCTGGTAACGGTGGTACTCTTGCTGCCAATCAAACCTCAAACGGTTATGCTTTGAACGCATACTGGCAACCTAAGACCTCTGGTATCATTCCTTCTGTGAGTGCTGCCTACGGTTGGAACTATGTTGACGGTCCTGCAACTCCTCGTGCTGCTACCAACTCTCAGACTTGGATGGCTGGTGTTCAGTGGAGTGATGTGCTTGCTAAGGGTAATGCTGCTGGTTTTGCCATCGGTGCTCCTGGTAATGCCGCTTCTCTTGCTGATGACAAGAATGCCCTGATGTGGGAAACCTTCTATCGTTACAAGGTTAGTGACAACGTTAGTATCACTCCTGCAGTGTTCTATGTGTCTAACAACCAAGGTTTGAAGAATGCTTCAGACAACTATGGTGGTGTAATTCAGACAACCTTTAGGTTCTGATATATAATTTGGGGGGCAACCCCCTTTCTGGAAGGGTGGCCGAGTGGTTGATGGCAGCAGTCTTGAAAACTGCCGTGTGATGAGCACCGTGGGTTCAAATCCCACCCCTTCCGCCACGGGACGTAGCTCAGTTTGGTAGAGCAGGCGCTTTGGGAGCGTCAGGCCGTAGGTTCAAATCCTATCGTCCCGACTCTAAATAAAAATAAAAAATGGAATTTGATTTTTCCGAATTAGAAGAATTGCATAAGAAGACATTTAATGCAGCAATTAAAATTCTCACAGATCATTATGATACCTATGTTCAAGATGAACAAGCAAAATTAAAAGCACTTGTTCAAATTAAAAAAGAGGTTGAGCAATTTACTAACGCATTTAATAGAGGTTTTACTGATGAACAATAAAAATTTTACAGTCTATACTAAAAAGGGTTGTCCCTATTGCGATAAAATCAAAACTGTTTTGACTGCTAAAAAAGCAAAATTTACTGAATATACTTTGGGTGAACACTTTACAAAAGAACAATTCTATGCAGAATTTGGAGAAGGAACTACTTTTCCTCAAGTTATTTGTGATGATTTGAAACTTGGTGGTTGTACAGAATCGGTACAGTACTTTAGAGCCATGGGTTGGGTCTAATAAATACTTGTAAGTTTAGTTACCAGGGAGGTTGGGTCTTTATAATTTCATTTACTTAAGGAGGACCCATGGAGCATTTAGAGTTTGTTATCATGTCAGTATTCCTAACCATCGGTGGATTTGGGTTAGGATTTGTTTTAGGATGGATGGCTAATAATGTATTCTCTGTTTGGGCAGAGAACGCTTCTTATGCCAAGAGCATCACTCATCCAGAGATGCTAGACGAAGACGGTCATGTGTTAAGAGATGACTTGATCTACTTGACATTCGATGATGAGGATGATATGATGGATTATGAAGATGATTAAAGTCTAACATGATCCTTATCGACATGAACCAGGTGATGATTTCTAATCTGATGGTTCAAGTAAAACTATCTGATGGTATCGATAAAGGACTAGTTCGCCATATGGTTCTGAATTCTTTGCGGATGTATATCCAAAAGTTTCAGGAAGAGTATGGTAAAGAACTGGTCCTTTGTTATGATTCCAAGCGTTATTGGCGACGAGAATTTTTCCCTTACTACAAAGGTACTCGCAAGAAAGATCGAGAGAAGTCTAGTTTTAACTGGGCCCAGATCTTTGAAGTGCTGAATGAAATCAGGGATGAGATTCGACACAACATGCCTTATGTTGTAATGGAAGTTGATGGTGCAGAAGCAGATGATATTATTTCTGTTCTCACTAAACACATAGCTTTCAAGAATATTCGTCTGCAGAAAGATATGCAACCTGCTGAAAAGGTTCTGATTCTTTCTGGAGATAAAGACTTCATTCAACTGCAGAAGTATCCTTGGTTGAAGCAGTACAATCCTGTGATGAAGAAGTTTGTTTCTGGAATGAATCCAAAGCAGTATATCATCGAGCATGTTCTTAAAGGAGACAAGTCCGATGGTATTCCTAACTATCTTTCCCCAGATGATACCTTTGTAGAAGGTAACCGTCAGCGTCCTCTTATTAAGAAGACTCTGGATAAGATTGTGAATCTTTCTCCAGAGCAGTTCTGTAATGCAGAGCAGATGGAATATTACAAGAGGAATTTGACCCTGATCGATTTCTCATATATACCTGTAGAGGTCGAAGAAAAAATTATTGAGTCTTATGACTCTGTGACCCCAGCTCCTAGAAATAAAATATATAATTATTTCGTGGAAAAACAACTTATTACTTTACTTGAAAAAATTCAGGAGTTTTGATATGTCTATGACTACCAGTAATCGATTGCTTATTTCTGAGGTTCTTCAGAAAGTATCGAACGCAAAAACCAAAGCAGAAAAAATTAAGATCCTACAAGATAATAATTCTCAAGCATTACGTTCTCTGTTTATCTGGAACTATGATGAGAGTGTAATTTCTCTGATCCCTGAAGGAGAAGTACCTTATACTCCTAACGATGCCCCTGCAGGTACAGAGCATACGGTTCTTGAAAAAGAATTTTCTAAACTGTATTACTTTATCAAAGGTGGTAACGATGAACTGAAACAGTTCAAGCGTGAGCAAATGTTCATTCAAATGCTTGAAGGTCTTCATGCTTCTGAAGCAGAGGTCCTGTGTCTTGTTAAGGATGGACTACTCCAGAAGAAGTATCGTATTACTAAGGCTGTTGTTGAAGAAGCATTTCCCCAGATTACATGGGGGGGTCGTTCCTGATGAGTTTTAGAATTATTCATAAAGATTGTGCCCCTGAAGTTGCTGAGGATCGTACATTACCTTATTCAACTTACCTTGTGACATACAAACTAGATGGAATGATTCATTATGACTTGGTGATGTCAGATAAAAAAGTTGAAATTTTTGATTACTATTGGGATAGATACCGAAACGATTTAATTTCTTTCAAACAATCTGAAGGTAGAACTAATCCTAAACTTTGGAATCCTCCTAAACCAGAAAAGAAAAAGAAATGATCAATTTCAATTTTGGAAATAAAAAACCCGATAAAAAACAACTCATAGTAGTTGGTATTGTTTTATCAACTATCATGGCAACTCTCTCCCAGTGTACTGGTATATCTGAGAGTAATCTTTGGGATCTGTTGGATGAGATGCAAAGGAAGTTCTTTCCTGGAACTATCATCAACGAATTAATTCTCAGAGATCCAAATGCGATTGAACGTAGGATCAAACGTGATGTCGATCGAGCAATTGATCAAGTCACTCCTGAGTACAATCGCATCATCGAGGAAGCGAATAAGAAATACAAACCTCGTCACATCGAAAGTGAGATTGATCCTACAGTATGCTATACTAAGGATTGTCAATCTCTTGGAGGTGAGATGAGGATTTGTGCTATTTGGAGTACTGATTGTGTAAAAAAAGATGACGAACAAAATGACAGTGTATCTAGACCCTAGAGGTCCTGCTCAGGAAGAGGCAGAAGAAATGCAAAAACAACTTGAAGAACAAGAGAAACAAGAAAGCCTTGAAAAGGGAATGGCAATCGTTAATGGATTGATTGCATATATTGCAATTCTTCCCTTACTATTCATGGTTGCATATAATGTTTCCTTGACAAAAATGTTTGGATTTGATAAAGTAGGTTACGTTGAATCCCTCGGGGTTGTAATTGTTGCAAGAGTATTGAGAGGTAAAAAATGAGTAAAGTTTGCCTAGTGTCTGTTACTCCTAATGCGGAGGAAACGATGGCATATATTGCACGGGTTAGTAATCCTGCAAATCAGGACAACCCTAACTATGCCAAACTTCTGAAGTATTGCATTCAACATAATCACTGGTCTGTGTTTGAACAATCTACTATGACCCTTGAGATTGAAACAAACCGTGGTATTGCAGCACAGATTCTGCGTCATCGTAGTTTCACATTCCAAGAGTTTAGTCAAAGATATGCAGACTCTTCTTTGTTAGGTGACATTCCTGTTCCAGAACTTCGTCGTCAAGACACTAAGAATCGTCAAAATTCTATTGACGATTTAGACCCTCGTAAACGAGCGTACATGGAAGGGATGATTGAGATTCATTTCAAAGAAGCTCAAGATCTTTATAATAAACTTCTTGAATCTGGTGTTGCAAAAGAGTGTGCTCGTTTTGTGCTTCCACTTGCAACTCCTACTCGTATCTACATGACAGGATCATGTCGTTCCTGGATTCATTACATTAATCTTCGTTCTGCTAATGGTACTCAAAAAGAACATATGGAGATTGCTGAAGCAGTAAAAAAAATCTTTATCTGTCAATTTCCAAGTGTTTCTGAAGCACTTGATTGGAAATGTGAAGATTGTAAATGTGAAGAGTGGAATGAAGTTCAACCTTGTATTCGGATAGATTAAAATGAACAACCAACAAGTACTGGAAATTGCTAAAGAATGTGGTCTTGTTTATAATAACAACCATGACATTCTTGAGTTCTATCAAATGATTCGTAAAGAACTCAAAAAAGAATTTGCAGATACACAAGTTACTACTAAATAAAGAGAGGTGCAACATGCCAACTTATCCCGTTAAAAACACTAAGACTGGGGAAACAAAAGAAATCTACATGTCCATGTCTGATTACGACCAGTGGAGGAAAGATAATCCTGACTGGGAAAAAGATTGGTCTGCTGGGACTGGTGGAGTTATTTACGGTCTTCCAAAACAGTCTGATGGTTTTAAAGAGGTAATGTCTAAAGTGCAGTCGTATCATCCCAGAGCAAACCTTTCTCGCTACACCTAATATGCCAGTAAAAAAGAGGAACAATAACGCCGTCGTCCCAGCAGGAATGAGTGCAAAACAAATGAGACGTAAGAAACCAATTAATAATGAGCACTTATTAAACATCGAACCCCTAACAGACAGTCAAAAGGCTGTCTTTGATTGTTGGGCAGAGGATAAACATTTAGTTCTTCACGGTTGTGCTGGTACAGGTAAAACTTTTATCAGTCTTTATCTTGCACTACGGGAAGTTCTTAATCCCAATACTCCCTATGAAAAGATCTACATCGTTCGTTCTCTTGTTCCTACTAGGGAAATTGGTTTTCTTCCTGGTGATCATGAAGACAAATCCGCACTTTATCAGATTCCTTACAAGAACATGGTAAAATACATGTTTGAAATGCCAGATGATAATGCATTTGAAATGTTGTATAATAACCTGAGAACTCAGGAAACCATTTCATTCTGGAGTACATCATACATCCGTGGTGTTACTCTTGACAACTGCATTATTATTATTGATGAATTTGCAAACCTTAACTTCCATGAACTTGACTCTATGATTACCCGTGTGGGTCAAGATGCTAAGATCGTTTTCTCAGGCGATGTTTCACAGTCTGATCTTGTGAAACAGAATGAAAAGAATGGAGTCCTAGATTTTATGAAGATTCTTGAGACCATGGAAGAGTTTTGTTGTATTGAGTTTGGTGTTGATGACATCGTTCGTTCTGGTCTAGTCCGTAGCTACATTATTAGTAAATTGAATTTAGGATTCTGATGTTTAAATTTGTTGATCTTCCTGTAGAAATTCCCAATCTTGAGTCTATTGACAAAGATGGTAAAAGGTATTATCCTGTACCTAATGGTAAGTTCTATCCATCCATCACTACTGTCACTTCATTCCAGAAGGCACATGTCATTCAAGAATGGAGAAAGAGAGTTGGCGAGGAGTTTGCTAACAGGAAGACAGCAAGAGCAACAGGAAGAGGAACTGCTTTTCACAGTATCGTTGAACACTATTTAAAAAATGAGCACATTTCTACTGATACTTTTGGGCCTCTTCCTCTCACGCTATTTCAAGTTGCGAAACCTATTCTTAATCGCATTAATAATATTCATCTTCTTGAAGGTGCTCTTTATTCCGATTATCTTCGTGTTGCTGGTAGGGTTGATTGTATTGCTGAGTTTGATGGCGAGTTAGCTGTAATTGACTTTAAGACATCAGATAAAGATAAAAAGGAAGAATGGATTGAAAATTATTTCGTACAAGCAACTGCCTATGCAGTTATGTTTTATGAACTGACTGGTATTCAACCCAAGAAAATTGTAATCATTATTGCCACTGAAGAAGGGCACTGCCAAGTGATTGAAAAAACAAATTTAGATTATTATTTTACATTATTGAAGGAGTATATTGATGCTTTTACTAGAGGTAGGATTAATGCAGAATGATAAGATTCAAGATAAGTTTTTAACCCCTACAAAATTTTCTGAAACGATTGAAAAGATTGTGAAAGAGTCGGATGGGTTAGTTAATTATATTGAAGCTATCGTATCATTTTGTGAGGACAACGATATTGAATTTGAGACTGCATCTAAATTAATCTCAAAACCACTGAAAGAAAAAATTAAATACCAAGCACAGACTCTAAACTACATGAAGAAAACATCTAGGGGAATCTTACCGTTATGACTGGATTTGAAGTTTATCAGATGTATCTTTCTCTGAAACTTCACTTTACTAAAGATGACTACGATTACTTTAGATTCAACGGTAAAACTAGAGCAAGTCAGGCGTCATTCGATAAACGGAATGACGCCTATTTCTTTAAGAAGCTTGCATCTAAGTACGAACGTGATAGAATACAAGAGTACTTCGTTGCTAACTTTGTTAGTGATAACAAGGGATACATCAAAGACATCATTCGTCCTGTGGGGGAAACCACCTACAAGGAATGGAAAAGGAGACAAGAGAGTTTCCTATATAATTTTAGGGAAGAAATTGGTAGTCTATTAGACAATATTGAATCTCCCTATGACGAAAACTTTGATCAGATATTTGCTTGTTCAAAGGGTCGTCATCCAATTCTTCTTACGTCCTATTTGAGGAAAGAGATAAGTGTAGAGACCTTAATTATTTTTGAGAATTGTCTGGGATATGTTAAAGAAATTGATAAAATCTTAACAGATCCAGTTTGGAAACAAGTTAGAACTCAAGTAATAAAGTATGCTCCCTTTCTAACGATTGATTGTAAGAAATATAAGTCAATCATATTAAAAGTGGTACAAGAAAAGGTATGAGCTTTTTTAATTCAGAAATTGTTCAAGAACAACTACAATCTATCTACGACACATATGTAGATCTACAAAAAGCAGCAGAAGCAATTGGCGAAATGCCAAAAGAAAAAGCAATTAAACACATCGAAAAAACAAAATACTTGATCGAAAAACAAAAGTTATTCTACACTAGGCTTCAATTGTCCTCGATGGAAGATGAAGATGCTGCAGATATGAAGCATCGAATTGATTTAATTACTAACATGTTTGGGTACAACAGTTTGTCAGAGTCTCTTGACTCCATGAACCAGTATCTAGACAACATTCTCAGGTCCCTTGACAAGGACTCCTAAATAGAGTATCATACCTTTGTTGGTATGACACACGGACAATCCAACAAATACAACTAATACGGAGAATACGATTATGTCTTTTGCAACTCTCAAGAAGCAGTCTAATTCTGTCTTTGAGAAACTGACCAAGGAAGTCGAGAAGATTTCCAACCCCGAGTCTGGTTCTGGTGCTGATGAACGCATTTGGAAACCCGAGATGGACAAGTCGGGTAATGGTTATGCAGTTATTCGATTCCTTCCTGCCCCTGAAGGTGAAGATCTTCCCTGGGCAAAGGTGTGGAGTCATGCGTTCCAAGGTCCTGGTGGATGGTATATTGAGAACAGTCTGACGACTCTCAATAAGAAGGATCCTGTTGGTGAAATGAATCGCCAACTGTGGAACAGTGGTAGTGATGCTGATAAAGAAATTGCTCGTAAACAGAAGCGCAAACTGAGTTACTATGCTAACATCTATGTTGTGGAAGATCCTGCACATCCAGAAAATGAAGGACGAGTCTTCCTCTATAAGTTTGGCAAGAAAATCTTTGATAAGATCATGGCTGCTATGCAACCAGAGTTCAAAGATGAAACCCCCATCAACCCCTTCGACTTCTGGCAAGGAGCAGACTTCAAAGTGAAGATCCGCAAGGTGGATGGTTACTGGAACTACGATAAGTCTGAGTTCTCTCGTCCTGGTACTCTTGGCAACATGAGTGATGACCAACTGGAAGTAGTGTGGAAGAAGCAGTATTCTCTGACTGAGTTTACTGATGAGAAGAACTTCAAGACCTACGAGGAACTTGATGCACGTCTGAATCAGGTTCTCAACAGCAAGGCACCTGCTCGTCGTGTTGATCGTGAAACTGAAGAGGATGAGATGGTCTCTGCCCCTGCAGCACCCTCTAGTTGGAATGAGGAGGTCAGTTCCTTCCGTTCTAGCGTGAGTGCTGCTCCTTCCCTTCCTAGTTTCAATAGTGAGGAAGAGGATGATGATCTGAGTTACTTCGCCCGTCTGGCTGAAGAGGACTGAAACCAAAATCGACCTTTAAAAACCAAAGGGGCGTTTCAAAAACGCCCCATTTTTTTGCCGAAAACCAAATGTTAAGTTTTGTTACAAACTTATTCCTTTTGTGAAATATTTGAAATCGTAGAAATCTTCGTCTCCAGAGTTTTTAAGATCTGACTGATCTGCTAGTAAATCTCTACTTGGATCATATTGTAGCAATCTTACCAATTCTGATTTAATTGTTGTAATTGCATCTGGATATGGTAAATAAATTTCTCGTTTGGATTCATTTATTCTCTCTTCATACTCGTAATTTGTTACCCCATTAACTAACTCATTTGATGAGATTATTGCACCATTTATCATTTTGGTGAAATTTGGTTCTACAGTAATACCTTTGGAAAACAAGATATTTCCTCTAGAATCTAAAATTTCGTTTGTTTCGTAATGGTGAATATCATATATTTTAGTGCTATATTTGTCCTTTAGCATTCTTTCAAATTCAACTCTAGATAATGGCCATTCTGTATAAATGTTGATAATATCATTTATTAATAAAATTATCCATTCATGTTTTGGAGTTCCATAAACATTATACGATACGTTATATGGTTTATCGTCACCAGGAATAGTATATTTTTCAAAATAAGTCATGTTTCTCAGAGATTGTGCTTGCGCTTTGACTCTCCGAAATAAATTTTTTGTAACTACAAATTGTTTTAGTGATGTCCCTTTATCAGGAACAGAAATCCTGATATTTGGAAGGTAAGAAAAGTATTCTGCCATATCAGTAACCCTGTTGAATATCTTCTGTTGTAAGAATAGAAACTTCTTTTAAATTTACAGCAAGTTCATATGCTGGTACTCTACCTGAATCGGTTGTAACGTATCCTCCATCAGGTGTGTAATTGACTTGTACAGATTCAACCAAACAATCCTTTAATTTATACATGTGAATTCCACTTGATCCACCAGAAGTGTAATTTATTCTTACAAAATCTATATGTAATCTACTTGGAACTCTCATATATCTTCTATCACTTGTTCCTGAAAATGCAAATGAATCTGCAATTGTTTTAGACCCAGATTTATCTGGTGATGGCGCACCTGCTGTAGAAGATGCTCCTGCTGGTGGAGCTCCAATTTTACCAGTAAATGTTGGATGCATTACTAGTTTAAAAAATCCAATTATTGAAGTAATATCTTGTGCTTCCTGATCATTTCTTGCAATCAATTTCCAATTAAACGAATGTGATCTAAAAGGTACTCCACTGAAAATTTGTTCTTCATATGGATTAAATATTGCTCCTTGAGTAACGGCAGAAAGAGCAGCACCATCGACAGATCCGCCAACGCCAAGAAAACCATTTATTCCATTAATCGCAGTTCCAACTTGATTGAATGCTGCTTCAGGTGCTGCATTTCCAGCAGCATTCTTTAATGCTTCACCCATACCCTGAGCACTAGTGCTTTTTAACAGTTGAGCTGCCATAATTCCACCTTGACCAAATGCTGTCTGATTGTAGTTTGCACCATAACTTGTAGCAACATTTGCTGGCATATAGAGATATACTGTATTGGCGCCACCCGAAATAGCAGGTTGTTCTTTGGGCCCTTCCTTATCTGCAGAACCTTTATTTGTTAATGAATCTAGTATTGCATTACCATTATAGTCATAACGATATGCTGAAAATTTTATATAATCTATGAAGGGTGTTTGCCCTTCTCCTCCAGAACTGAAATATGCACCCAAACCGTCTAAACCAGCATCTTTTGAACTGCCGACAGGTCTTACATTTGGGTATCTAATTGTGGATGCTGCGTCTGCCATTATACTTTAAGTTCCTTTTCCGTTAGGATGATAAATTCCCACAAATGATCTTTACAGAATTCTTCAGCAGCTTTCCATTTTGCTTGGTTAACTGAATATGTAATCACTTCACTAACATATTGTTTTGTTATCTTTTGTTTTTTAGTGGGTTCTCTTGTCTGGTATTGGGGTTTAACCTCTACCAAATACTTTTTTAACACACCTGTTTTAGTTTTTACTCTAATATAAAAATCTGGAAAATAGCGATGTCGTTTTCCATCTACAGGAGATGTATATGGAATAAAAATTTCTTCACTTCCCCATTCAAGAATATTGGCATTACTATCGCAGTATTTCATGAATTTTAATTCCCATGAAGATCGGTAAATGATGTTTTGTACATTACCTTTGTACTTCTGTGGGTATTCAGGTGAATAGCGACCAGTATACGCCATAAATAATCTAGGATTAACATATGTATTTATAGGGTAACCGATGGGATATACATCAACTCATTTATCTGGGGCAAATAGCTTTCAAGGATTTAGAGCATTTGCCTCTAGAAGACCACCATCCTATAATAATCTTTATTGGGTGCGTTTTCGTCATGCACCAGCAACATTATCTAAAAAATCTCCCGCATTTTTTCCGCCTTTTTTTGACGGTGGAGCAACAAGTGCATCTGGTATTTCTTATGGTTCTTCTGGAAGAGATGAGAGTAGGTTAATTAACTACTATGCAAATGATGTAACAATTCCAAGCAGACAAATTACAACTGGTGATGCAAAAACTGTTGGATCTTTGTATCGTTATCCAACTGGAACAACATTCAGTGAAATTAGTATTAATTTCACCTTATCGAGGGATTTGCAGACAAGAACTTTCTTTGAAAGATGGATGAATTATATTACTGAAGATTCTGGAAATCGTGTTAGTTGGTATGATGATATTACATGTGATTTTTTAGATATATTTAAATATGAAAGAGGTGGAGTGAATCCTAGTAGTAGCGGAGTAAGTGTTGTTTCTCCAACAGCAGATGATAGTACAAAAGACTTGGTAAAATTTAATAAGGTCACTGGTGTTTGGTCTCTCAGTAATGTATTTCCATTTAATATTAGTAATATTCAATTAACAAATGGTCAGGCTGGATTATTAAGTATGGAAGTATCTTTTTATTATGAAAGATATCGTTTTTATGTCCCTAAGGATACTGGAACAACGGATATACCAAAAACTATTGGTACAACTGCAGCAACAGAAATTGCTTCTGGATTGGCAGCATCTACTGGATCTATAGTTGATGGGGGAACAGCAAGTGTTACTTCAACTATTGGTGCAGACGGTAAGATCAAGTAAAGTCCCTAAATAATTTTATGATATTATTACTATTGGAGTAATTATGCCTTTACCTAAATTAGTGGTTCCTGAATATGAATTGGAATTACCATCAACCAAAGAACCTATTAAATATCGTCCTTTTCTAGTTAAAGAAGAAAAACTTCTTTTAACTGCCATGCAACTTGGTGAAGAAAAGGATATGATGAATGCAGTTAAAACTATTATCAAAAACTGCACTAATCTAAAGTCTAGGGTTGACAATCTTGCAACTTTTGATATTGAATATCTTTTCCTAAAGATTCGTTCAAAATCTATTGGTGAAGTATCAAAAATTATGGTAACTTGTCCTGATGATGATGAAACTCAGGTTGAAGTTGAGATTAATCTTGAAGAAATTGAAGTTACTTGGCCCGAGAATCACTCAACCAAAATCGAATTGACTGATAGTGTTGGTTTAATTATGAAGTATCCTTCTCTAGATACCTTTGTTAAACTTAACTTTACTGGTGAAGATATTACTGTAGATAATATTTTTGAATTAGCAATTCAGTGTTTAGATCAAGTTTATGAGGGAGATGAAGTTCAGGATGTGAAGACATATACTAAAAAGGAACTTATGGAGTTTCTAGAGTCTATGAAGAGTGATCAATTCTTGAAATTACAAGAGTTCTTTAGCAATATGCCAAAACTAGAGCATGATATTGAAGTTGAGAATCCCAAAACTGGAGTTAAAAATACAGTGAAATTGGAGGGACTAGGAGCTTTTTTCGCATAGCCCTACTCCATGCTACCTTAGAGAATCATCTTGAAACTAATTTTGCTTTGATGCATTATCATAAATGGTCTTATTCTGATCTTGAAAATATGGTTCCCTGGGAAAAAGATTTTTATGTGAATAAACTTCTTGGACATCTTGAAGATCAAAAACAAAAATATCAAGACCAGCAAAAACAAGCACAGGGTAGGCAAAGTCTCTAATGGCATTTACCAGCGTAATCAAACCATATCGATTTGTAAATCCATCATCTATATCTACAAGAGGTGGAGCAACAATTATTGCGGGCGGAAAAAGAATTACTGGTAATAATGCTAGTCCATCAGTAAAATCTGCCCGCGTTACTCTCCTTTCAATTAATAGAATTGGTATGGCGATGGAGGGTCTTGGAAAGACTCAACAACAGATTCGTGATATTATTGTATATGAGAATAAGTATCTAACAAATATACAAAAATTTAATAGAACTAGAGATTCATACCGTAAAGATCAAAAATCTGAAGCACAGTCTGAATCTTTTGATAAGAAACAGCAGGAAGAAGTTTCCAAAGAAGTTGTTAAAAAGCAGAAAGATAAACTCAGTTGGTTAGAAAAACTATTCAAACCTTTTGAGGGCATAATTTCTTTTGTTGGTAGATTTATAATTACTCAAACTGTTCTTAGATGGATGGGAGATTCTAAGAACACAGATAAACTTGTCGTCTTTGTTAAGTCAATAGGCACAGTATTCAAATGGGCCTATAATATTGCATATAAATCTACAGATGCTGTTTTAAGTGGATTTGCAAAAGTATTCGGAAGTAGTGATAAGAAAGGATTAGATCGATTTGGTGAAGTTCTTGGTGGATTAGGTCAGTTACTAATTGGTATTGCAGGATTTAAGGCACTTGGATATCTATTGAATCCATTTAGTCTTGTTAATGACATTATGGATTTGGTTGATGCTCTTGGATCAGGTGGAGGTGGCAGCGGCGGCGGCGGTGGTGGAGGTGGTGGAGGTGTTCCAGAAAAACCACAGCTGGGTAGAGGTGCTCAGAAAGTAGCAGAGGGATATGGTGATGATG